TAAATCAGCCGGCCCATCACTCCAAAAGTCAGCTGTTTCTATATCTTCACCCCAACTAACAAACGGCAAAAACTCCACACCAAGTAACTCGGTTAACGGAGCCTTCAATAGTTTTATTTGATTGTCTATATAAATTACAACATAACGAACAAACTTGCCTTTGGCTTTGTCCCAAAGCATAGTGTAATGCTCTGATAAGTTACACAAGACATCTCCTGCTGTGAACCTGTCAAACTCATCACTCTCTACTCCCATAGCCACCAGACGCTCTTGTTTTGCTTTTAGGGCTTCTTGGTTCTCTTGCGACTGTATTATACCCTCTTTGGTGCTTAAATAGGTTTTGAGTTTTTGTTTACCCTCTGCGGTATAATCAGGACTTGCCAATATATCCCTTAAAGACCTAAAGATATTTTGATGAACAAGGAACCTGGCGGTTTCAATGTCTAACGGATTAACCAGAGGGTCAATAACAACATCAAAGTTTTCTAAAGCGTCAATGTCAAACTCATCATCTAAAAAGTTAAGTTTCTTAAATCCTCTACCTGTAATCATAACAGTCTTCTTGTCCTGCATATCCACGCCCTCAAAGTTACGCTCATCATAATCTTGATCCCACCTTGCTTGTATAATAAGCTCTTTAAGTCTATCCCCGCCTTTGTCTTTAAAAGTAATACTTGGTGGCTCGTCTATCTTACTTAATAACGTCTTGAGTGTTTCTTTCATCAAAGGAATGTTGGCCGCCTGCCTTTGTGTTAGGCGGTTTATTCTAACCTTGTTCCTGTGTAGCTCATAGTTGTCGTTCCAGTCCTGATGTCGTCTTGCTTGAAAATCAAAACCTATCTGCTTTTCTTTATTAAGCTTTACCATTAACTCGTCTGTTACTTCTTCTGTTGTTTCGTTTTCCATAGTTTTATAAATTAAAACGGACACTATCAATACCTCATAAAAGTATCTAAGTGTCCGCTTGGTTTACAAGTAGGGACTGTTAATATCTCTTGCCCTCCACTCAACAAAGCTATCCGCGTATATTTGAGTGAAGAGGAATTGTCATAGCCCCTTCAATTAAGAAGAGGGGAAGAGATATTATTTATTCCAAATTGTATGGTGAACTTCTAACTTGCGAAAATTACCATCTCCGTCAAAATGTAATATCACTTTACCATTCTTCATTCTGTGAACTTGGGCGTTAATCAACTTAGTAAAACATACTCGTAGTTTTTCTACCTCGTCTGGTGTTACATCAACCATTTCTATCTGTATGCCTGCTTCTGATAATCTAACTGTTTCCATTTTATAACTTAATGTCAAGCTTCTCTGTCAGACCAACAACAAACATATCTGCCGAAGCAAATGTCTTTTCTTTATTCTTAGCCATAATCATTTCCTTAATAAGTTTAACCTCATCTGAAGAAAACTCTACAACAATCTTTAGCTGTTCTGCTTTAGGCACGCTAAAGGTAGCTTGCCCGCCTCCTAAGTCTTTCCATTCTATGTCTTTTTTTTCTTTTTCTGTCAACTCTAACTTACCGCCTATGTTCTGGGCACGCTTCAATCCCATAATATCTAAGCCACCCCGAGAGTATGCTTGGTTAAAAAATCTAATAATGCCGAGCCTTTCAGCTACGATCAAGTTTTTAACTTTAGTCATTTTATTTATTATATGTTATTTAAATATCTTGTCAATACCCTCAAAAACCTAAATCAGGATAATAAGGAAGTGCCGACCCTGTTGCTTCTTGGGTTTGCATCTTTATTATCGTAGGCTTTGCAAAGGTAAGCATAAAAGCATCTAAGTCATCAGGGCTTGGTAAACCCTCACGCCGTAAGTCTTGCTTGGGTTTTATTAACATTCTACCTGATGAGTTCTTTTTCCACCTTGTCTTGATAAGCTGAAAAGCCCAGTCCTCGTCTTCCTCAACAACTCCACCCTCTCTTAACCACTTGGCTCCCTCTGAATACATCTCTGCTTTTACGTTGGCAAACTCTTCTTTGTTCTCTGGGGTAGCTTGTGCCACAACAGGATTAACTTCGTAACCTAAGTCCTTAAGTCTATCAACAACCCCACCACCATATCCAACATCATCAAGATAAACATTCTCTGGTGCTATGTGTTCTTCTTTCATAAGCTCTTTGGTTGTCTTAGCCACGCTCATTAAGTCAGGGTCTTTGTTTTTCTTAATCTTTCTGGCAAAGTTATCTGTTCTTAAATACCACACATTGCTATCTCTGCCTCCTCTTGATATGTCAACACCCATTCTTCTTATGCCTCTTGGCTCAACCTTTTTTCTTGCCATAGCATCACGGATTTCTTCTTCTCTTAAAAGGATAATCCAGTTTGCTACATCTATTTCAGCCTCGCTTGGAAACTTACACTCATAAAGAATACCAAACAGAATTGGGTCGTTACATTCTGTCCTTGCCTCGTCAAAGAACTTCTGGTCTTGTCTGCCCTCTGCTATACCTTGGGTGTAAGGTATGTTGATTACCTTATACAAAGGATTACTATGTGTCTTATAGAAATGTCCTCTGCCGAAAGTATTGCCTATCTTTAATCTAAAATTATCTTTAAAGCCACCAAGCATTCTATGTATCTTACCTTGTATCTGGTCAGGTATTAAACCACTCTCGTCCTCTACAATGTTGGGAGCACCCCAGCCCATAAGAATATCACCAGCGTCCTGTGATGTCCTTGTAGCTCCTGCTGATAATACAAATATCTCTCCTATGCCTCCCTTACTATCTACCTTGAAAGTAAGTCGTGTTTGAGAACGCTGTCGTTTAATACGTTCCATTGCCTCACTCTTATCTATCGCAAACTTGCCTCTTGTGTATTCATTCTCAAAGACGTGCTTGATAACCTTTTCCATTATAATTCTTGTCTTAGGCACTGACGGAGCAATGATAGGCCATCTCTCTGGAAAGGTAGTAGCTCTTAATAAGATAGCCATAGATATAACATCACTCTTGCCATACTGTGTATAAGCCTCTATCTGTGTCCTTGGGTGTTGCCTCTCATAAATAGCTCTAAACATATCAATCTGCCCTTTGGTCATTTCAAAAGGATCGCCCTTGTCATTCTTAAACAAAAGCTTGACTGTTTCAAATGCTTGTTTGTCCGGTTGGTTCATCTTCTTTTATTATATCAGGATACTTTGGTAAAGTTTTCTCTGTCTTGACTGGTAACTCAACTGGCTTAGGTTCTTCCAACTTCTTAGGTTCAGGCTTAATCTTTACATCAACAACAGGGTTAGCAATTTTTACCATTGCTTCTGTCATCCTATCAAGTGTCTTATCCCCGACATCGTGTTCAACGTGTTGCTTGTTGGCGTGTATCTTATCCATCATCTTTAAGGTTAGCTTCTGTAATAGAACAAACCTCTCTTTCTCGTCTTTACTTGCCTTGCCTGTTTCTATCTTTTCAGCCAACTTAAAAATACTGTTGATTTGTTTCTTCATCTGTTTAATCTGGCCTATTTCATACTCGTAGCCCTTACGAAATCCACCCTTATTTCCTACTGCATATTGATTACCTTTTGGTGCTGCCATAGTTAAGTGTTAAGACTCATTAGTATTTTCCACACCATAACAGCGAAGTAACCTGCAAAGGCTAACTTGGCTAATTGTATTATTGTCTCTGCTTTACTCATAGCTTCTTTAACTCTTCCTTGATAAGATGTTGAAACTCCTCACCTCCTGCGATGTTACTCTCTACCTGTCTAATCTCTTGGTCTATTCCTCCGATGTGTGCATTCTCTTTTGGAGAGAACTTACCGACCATCTGTTCTCTCATATTTTCTGCATCTCTTTTGTATCCCTCTCTTGTTTCGTAAAGGGTAAAGACTTTCTCGCCTGCTTTCTTTAATGCTTCCTTAACTTCTTGCTTGTTCTCGCATATATGCAACAACCTGTTCATTTCTGCATTCCACCTTTCTTTGCGGTGTTGATGTATAGTTTCTAAATATTGCTCTGCTGTTTGAGTGTCCTGTTTCTTAATCTCAACATCTAAAATCTTTAAAGACTCCTCTGGGATATTGCCCTCTTTAGCAAATCTTGGTAGTGTTTCTTCTTGCTGTTTGATGTCTCCGTTTATTCTATCGTAAGTCATTCTAATGCCCTCCCTTATTTTCTCAACAGTTACTATTCTTAACCCTTGTCGCCATAGCTTCTCTTGTATTAGATTGATTTCGTGCTTGTAGAACTTTTTCTTTTTTCTATTTTTGAACATATGTTTTTGTTTCACGTTTATTCTTAATGTTTTTAATGAAAACATATAGCCGACATCTTATAAGTCCTCGTAAAAACCAATACCTTATTATTTTTAACATTCTATTCCAAAGCCTTT